AAGTCTTTTGCTTTTAGACCAAGTACCTTTTCAGCTTTATTGCGAGTACGAGACTCTGGGGTGTCGATCCCGTACAGACGAACCCGTTGTTTATGCAGCCAAACGTCAAACCCGAGGTCGATGTCTACGTCGATGGTGTCTCCATCGATGACTCTAACTAAAGTGCATCTGTAGTTATGGAGTTCTTTCTCTTCGTTTTTCTTCTTTGCCATGACTACCACTTAACACGGTTCGCCCAATACGCCGCGCTCATTTTTCCCTTCTTTATATTAGCGCCGTGCCTTGCCTTGAAACTGGCCCGTTTCTTTTTCATCCGCTCCGATTCACCTTTCTTTGGCTTACCCGCAGTGCTTGCACCTTGTTCACCGAATCGAATCAACTTCATGTTGTGACCTTCTTGGGCCAGAACCATGTGGCTCTTCGTTGCGTGTTTCGGTGTACGTTTCGGTTTGTTAACACCGGATAAGCCATGTTTTTTGAGCATTGAAGCTCTACGGTCTTCGTGGGCCATGTATAACTCCTAGACTGTCGCCATAATCTGCTGGCCAATTACTTTTGGCATTGTTTGACTTAACTCACCGTTCTTATAGATGTACGTTTTCTGATCGTAGTAGGTGGTGACGAGTTCTTTATGTCTGTTTATTTCCTTTGCTTGCATTATTTGCGCTTCAATGTTTTTAACTTGATGCCTAGCATTGGGCGGGTGTGCGTAAACACTATTCGGTAGTGGTGGTATATCAGTCATCGTCCCTCTTCACCGAGGGGTCTCGAAAAATGTAGTTGCCTTTACCGGCGTCTGCTTGAGGTATCAGCCTTACCTCACAGTACGCATCAAACTTACTTGTCTTTCGACCAAGAACCATGTTGTGCATGTGTGTTGACTGCATCACTAATGCGTCACGGTACTCAAGGCACGAAGTCAACTCCTGAAATGCAAGCTCAACCCCAGTAGGCTGTCCTCTGGAGTCCAGTAAAATCAACATGAAGATCATTAACGTCATATGCGTCTTTTCTTCTTGATAGCCTGAGTCACTTCAGCTTGCGGAGCTACGAGATCCCAAGTGAGCACATCAACATCAACTTGATGAGCCGTCCCAAGGACTCTTGGCATCGTGTTCCTAACGTAAATCATTGCGCCATAACCGCACTGCTGGTGATTAAACTTCAACCAATCCATTGCAACCTTATGCCGATAAGCTGGCGGCTGAACGAGCTGAAGGTTGTTCCACTCTCTTAAATCACAGAATAAGTTTGGATCTTCGGGGTCGTAGTCGAGTCTTACTGTTTCTGAAGCATTATCTGAATCAGTTGAGCGAGCTTCTCGTCCGTCGATTTTAATGTCGCCTGCTGCTGACTGAGGCTGTCGACCACTGCTTTTATTTGAGTTTGGTTGACCGCCGACAGTTGCCCGTTGGCTACTGCTTTCTCCGCTGTCTCCTTTACCACTTGCTCAATTCTAGCCACCTCCGAACTGGTAGCTTGTGCCTGTGCTTGCATAGATCCCCATGCGATAGCTCCAGATATGGCAGCAGCGGCTACAGGCAAGGCCCATGTAGGAACCTTTATCGAAGTACCTTCGCTCATATTTGTCTCCTATTAACTCAATTGAAGTGTTACCGCTGCGACAGACGCAGAAACAACCGTTCCGATTACGAGCCAAGCTAACCGCTCCCAACGCGCTGCATGCGCGTCTGTCACCTTTCTCAATTCTTTTAACTCGACGAGTGTTTCTGCCCAACGTTCCCCACATTCTTTTTCATGTGCAGCGATACGATCCAGCGCCTCTAACGCCAGATCGATCTTTGCAGTTGGTTTTGCTTTGGGTTTTGCAGTCGCCATAGTTACATAATAGTTAGTATTGCTAACTTAACAAGTTAAAACAAATCACCACGGAGTCGTTTCAAAGTTGCGTCCGGTAACGCATTGAACTCATCTTCCGTAAGATTATTTACGTTTATAGCTTGATCGCCGCGAGCTGAAGAACTTTCCCCTGGCATCTCAGGAGGCTGGCTCTCTGCCGCCTTCAACTTCCTACTAACTTCCTTCCGCTTCTTATCCGCTGCTGCCTGCGGTGGCTTCTTGGTGTCGGCAAGTGCTGGGGTGTCCTCGGTAGAGGAAACGAGATCGTTGCTTTTAACAACAAAGTTCACCGCTTTGGACAAGGCGTCTACTGCGTCGAAACCCTGCGTTATGAAAGCGTCCCTTAATCCAACTACTTCTTGAGTTAGCTCCTGGTCGAAAGAGTCGGAGTTTTGATCGAATACTGGAAACGCGATCTCAAGTTCTTGAGCTGCTGTAGCAAGCGCAGTTTCCTGTGCATTTTTAGCTACTGTGGTGCCCATTTCCTTACGCATTTCGTATGCAATCTGCTCACGCTCCGCTTTACGCATCTGCTGGCGAAGGGCAGCGGCTTTCTCAGACTCACCGTCGAGCACAAACTGCTGGTATTCAATTTCGCTTTTATCGAAATCAAACGCCTCTGGCGCATCCTCTGCTGGCTCTTGCGCTGCCTTCATCTCATCAAGCTGCTTCTGCAACGCTTTCTGCTTGGCTAAGACCTCATCCAACCGCGACTTAGGAACCATTGGTTTCTTAGGTGGTGGTATATCTTCAGGTTCTGGCTCAAGTTCCTCTTCCGCATTCGCCGCATCAGGAAGTTCTTCTAATACGTCCTCTTCGGTAGCGGCTTCTTCTTCCTCGCCGTCTTCGGCGACTTCTTCTTCGGCTTCTTCGGTAGGTAATTCATCAGGTTCTGTTTCCTCTTCTACGGTTTCAAAGTTAAGGTCCAAGTTTTCTGGCTGCTCTATAGGATCAGCCCCCGGCATCGTTTCATAGACGGTGCCTTGTTCTTCAGTTACTTCTTGCGCTTCGGCCATGTGGTGTCCTTCCCGTTAATTTAAGAAACCCGATTCAACTTTAGGCTGCTGTTTCGCAGCCGTACTCATCGCGGTTGTGGCGAGCTTGGTTGCCGCCGAGGTTTCTGCTTGCGATGTTCTGGTGGAGTTAGTCAGATCCGCTAACTCTCTACGCAACTCTAGTTCGCGTTGGCGAATCTCAAGCTGCTGTTGAAGTTCTGCTGCTTTGATCTGTGGCTGAATCGAACCAACGTCCTGAGCCTTCGCCATGTTGACTGCGGCCTCGCTCTGGATCTTCGCCACCTCTGCTTCGAGCTTCGCAATCTCCAACATAAGCTGCTGCATTTGCATCTCTGCCTGTGCTGCCGCCGCTTCCTGTTGCTCTGGTGACATCTCGATGCCCATCTGCATACGGATACGCTTGGCAAGCTCACCTTTCTTATTAAGGTGGCTGTACTCAATGATTGCGTCATCCGGTATGGCAACGCCGACGTTGCGAAGGTTTAATGCTTCAGCGAACTGCATCTCGTCAAACGAATCACGCGCCGGTTGAGTGGCAATGATTACGTCGTACTCACCAATGGTCAGGTCGTTAATGATCTGTCCCTCTGGCGTTACCTCGTTGATCACCATAGATTCACGCGGCTGCAGTGGGTCATTCTCGTTAGTGACCATTACAATGCGTTCTTCGGTATAGAACCGTTGTACGAGGTTTAGAACCTTCTCAGCCAAGTAGTGTCTTGTCTTACGCAAGTTATCCAACGGTACTTGGATCATCATCACGCCACGGTTCTGTTTCGCTTGGATGGCGATACCCGATACCTCTGCTGAGTCAGTACCCAACATCGAATCATTAATGCCAGATATAGACTTTATGTTAGAGGCAGCTTTCTGGCTTATACGATCCAAGCCTGTCGGTATCTGGTTCGGTTGAATCTTAACGGGCGGCGTAGAGCCTCTGTTGTACTCAAGTACGAGGCCGGTCTCTGCTCCGTGCTCCTCAAGATCATCGGGGTGCATACCAACTAACGATCCTGATTCGACCATCCAACCTGAGTTGGCCGTGGTGTTAACAATGTGCAGCTCTTGCGATGCAATCTTATTGAGCTGCTCTTGTGGCGAGATCAGGTTACGCACCATCCCAAACGGGCGACCTCTGCGGAAGTATGCGAAGTAAGGGACGATGGTGAAATCCTCGTAGGGACTCCAATCGTCATGGAGTACTACCTTGTCGCACGTAACCGTCCAGCGAACCTTCCGCTTAACTTTGTTGTAGATACTCAGTCCATACTGTTTGGCGAATTTCTTCGCTTTTGCATCTGACCAAGTTTCTGGGACAACCCTCTGATCCCCGGTGTTAGGGTCAACAAAACAATCCACCCTGCCAATTTTGCGGCACTGGCGCTCGATGACACGTAATGCCTTAACATTTCGGTATGCGTCTTCCGAAACTGGACCGCTCTGCGTAAACATGTCATTCGCTTCTGTGTCGCCGTATCTATTCTCTTCGTACTCAACACTGTCTCGTCCATAACTCATCCCGTTCTCTGCGATGTATCGAAGTTGTTCGGCTTTCTTCGCGCCGTATAACTCTTCGATCTCATCTAAGGTCATCCACTTAGTTTCCATGACCTCGTTCCACGTTTTCGGATCGTAGTCCTTGGCATCAGGGTCAATAAGAATGTCGAGCGGATCTTTCGCTGTGATTCTTACTTCCCCCTCAACGTGGTCACTGAAGTCCATACGGACATCAAAATACCCCCGCCCATCCATGATCAAACCGTCGCTGAATACCTGCTGTTCAATCCAATCAAGTTTGTTGTTGTCACCAATCTGCATAAATAATTTTGTCAGAGTAGTGGCCACCTCCATGTCAGCCCCACGGCGCGGCTTAAACTGCACATCCGCCCGTCGTGTGGACTGCTCCCCAAGAACGGTATTAACCGTAGGTAAAACTGTATTAATAGTTAGTGCAGGGCGACCTTCAGCGTCGAGTGCTGCCGCGTCGGACTCGTCCCACTGTTGGCCCTGATAGAACGCATCACACTTCTTGGCCAGTGCTATGTAGTCAAGGTGGCCGTTGTCACGCGCACGTACATACCGATCCCACTGCATCTGCGAGATCCGCTCTTCGTCACCGGGAGACATCTTCTTGGTTTGGGGTTTTTTCATGTCATGCGCTCATTGCTGATTTGGTGGACGGGTCTTTCATAAGATGACGTAGGTTGTCGCGCCATGAGGGTTCAACCACTGGACGTTCAAAATAGGTGGCGAATTCGGTCATCATTAATCCTATCCACGCGAGAGCGTCCACCTGATCGTCGTGGACTCCGTTTGGAAACCGCAACAGCTCGGCTGCTAACGGGCCTGTGAACACAGCATCTTCTGGTAAGAACACCATCCCTTGCTGCATACGACCTTGAATTGCACGGGCGCGAGCCTCTTTGTCACGCCGTCCCGTCTTCAAATCTTTGACATACATTTCGTGCAGACCGCGCTCACGAACACGTTTCTCAAGGAACGGACCCAGAGCCATCTCTATGTGTCCGCGCTCGATGCCCACGATTGACGGACGCCAAAGCTCGTAGAAGTCGAGGATCTGTTCGACCAGTTCAAACCCGTCAAACTTCCCACGCACAATGTCCATGATGAACATCTGATCGTACTCATCGACACCAACAACGATGCCAACCGAGTAGTCGTTCCTGTCCCGTTGTCCAATGGCCAAGTCCCACGCGCAGTAGTACCGCATCCGATCCTGATCGATGTCATCAGGTCGGTAGTACTGCAACATACTGCGGGTAAAATAATCTCCGTCGTCAGCTACGGGGTTCTGTTGATAAAGCGCGGACCAGTCCCTGGGGCCGACAGCTTTGCGTATCCGATCCAACGCTTGAACGTTATAGCGCTCGGGGTGCAGTGCCTCACCCGAAGCTCTAAATTCTTCTGCGTCTTCAGCTATCGCGGGATAACGAACTACTTCCCAATCGTCGCCACCCTCTGATCCGGCTTTTAATAGGCGTCCGGCAAGATCATCATCATGCCAGCGAGTAAGGATAACCAGAACACCGCCGCCGGGAGCCAAGCGGGTATACGCCGTAGATGTGTACCAATCCCAGTTAGCATCGCGGTTATTTTGACTTTCAGCATCTTCACGGTTTTTAACTGGATCATCGATCACCAATACGTGAGCGCCTTTACCAGTAATACCGCCACCAACCCCAGCAGCAACGAAACCGCCGCCAGAAGTAGTGAGCCAAGCTTCAGCGGACTGCGATTCAGGGTCGAGTCGAGTATCGAAAGCAGTCTTGTAAGTAGGTTCTCGCAGAAGTCCACGCACTTTGCGGCTAAACCCCATCGCAAGCGAACCCGAATACGAGCACGAAATGAACTCATGCTCTGGGTTGCGGCCAAGATGCCAAGCTGGAAACGCAATCGAAGCCAGAGTGCTCTTTCCATGACGCGGGGGTAGGAACAACATAAGTCGTGGTGACTCTTTCGCCACCACCTTCTTAGAAAAGTCCTCAAGTCGTCGGCAAACATCTTTATGTACCCAACCCGCCTGATAGTCCGCATTAAACCTCTCAACAAATGGTAGTAATCGTTTACGTGTCAGGAACCGCATGGCTAATTCAGCCCGCGCCTTCTCCTGTACTGAAAATTCTTCTGCAGTTAGCTCAGGTTTCTTAGGCTCCTGGGCGACGGGCAACGATTCGTTCTCATCGGCCCTGCAATAGACGCATAACGTGTCCGCGCCACTGTACAAATGGTCGGGATACAGGTTTTTGCAGCGAGCGCACTCGGTTTGGGGTAGAGGCTGGCTCATTTAGGCTCTAAATAGTCCTGATCCTGACCCGCAATCTTCAAAAGCTCTTCGTCAGTCATCCTTTCGAGCTGTTTGACCCCGTTAATCTGTATGTTGACCTGTGTTGATGGTTCGGGGGTGGACAATCCGTGCAGTTTCACCAACGAATCCACTGTGTTTTTCATTTCTGTGGCGTTTGCACACGAAGTCCACGTATCCATGTACATCACATGGGCGTTTTTGCGCGTAAATTTCACTTCTTCAGCGAATTCACGCCGAAAATAGTCGATGGCCTGTGCGACTTTGGGCTTTTTCGACACTTCAAGGGCGTGGTTACGGTTGTTATACCCCGCAGCGCGACCTGCAGCGGCGATACTCATACCACTGGTGATCAATTGAACGAATCTTTCCTCTTGAACCGTGAGGTCAGAGGAACTCAGACCCATGTAGGGCTTGAGTGATTGGAACTCGTTGTGCGTCATTAACTCGTTTTCAGCCATTGTTCGGGGTCCGTGCCATAAAAATTAAAATTTAGCAACACTAACGAAGCAAAAGTTTAGCAATGCTAACTCTTATGGACAAGTGTAAGGATTTTTTTGGCTAAATAAAAAAATATAAAATTTTATTTACGAATCGCTCACGCATCACACTCCCACTTCTGCTGCGACCAACCCCGTTCCCCGAATCCCAAACCATGAACCTTGTTTCCAATTGCATTCACGGAACCTTGTATCGATAGGGGTCCCTTTAAGAAACGTTCTCGCCTACCGGCTCAAACGAATGGCATGTTTTGTGTCATTAACAGGAGAACGACATGGACGATTGGTTAGAGAACGCTCAAGAAGAATGGTGGAACGGCCTCACAGAAGAAGAGAAGGAACGCGAAAGAGCAGAGGCGATCATGGAGGATCGTCGGTGCGAAGAGTTAGAGATGATGGTGCAGGCTGCTCGGATCGCAGATTACGAACAGATGGCTCGAAACGAGATCATGCTAGACGGCGAACAACACCCTGAACCTGATCCCAAGTACGACGACATACCGTTCTAAGGCAATCAGCCCATCCTTCACAGGATGGGCTTTTGGCATGTCATTTGTCATTAACAAAGGAGATATGACATGTCGAAGATAAAACAAGCGATCACGGACGAATACGGTAATCTAACCAATAAGATCCGTCTCATCGAAACCCCGAAGGTCAACCCAGCTCAGTCGGTTGCCAAGGGCCTCAAGGCCACAGGTCAAGGCAGCGTGTTCGTTGCCGCTAAGACCATACGCACTGGTCGTAATCTCGGTCAGGCATTCGCCAACTTCTACAAAGAAGTAAAGGTTGAAATGTGTAAGCAAGATGCCAAGGCCAACCAGTAACCAACCAGCCCATCCTTCACCGGATGGGCTTTTGGCATGTTCTGTGTCAATAACCAAGGAAATGACATGAACCGAAGTCGCTTTTACACATTGTTCGTTTTAGCTTGTGCGCTATTTTGTGTCCCATATATAACCGATAACGCATTTCTGCTTATCAGCTCCTGCACTATCGGATGGGTAATCTTTTACAAACTCTTCACCGCTTCTCGTCGAGGCATTTGGTACTACAAAGACTGAATCAGTAGCCCATCCTTCACAGGATGGGCTTTTGGCATGTCTCGTGAATTTGTTGACTAGCTATGGGGTACGGTCCCCGGCTAAACAGGTGTCCACTTAAAAATTATCCTACCCTTGATGCACCGGTGAAAGTCCGCGCAGTCTCGATATATCTGGCGGAGGGGTGGTCGTTAGTCAGCAAATTCATCCCTAACCAACTAAGGAAACGACATGAACCGCATCGTAATCGGCATCTGTATCTTCTCGCTAGTCACCGCAATCCTCATCGACTTCTTTCACTACGAACCCATGCTCTCGCAAGATCTCCCCGCTAACCTCGAATGCGAGTACCGACACAACCGGCTC